GACCAGCGTGCGCCAAGTCTACGAGTACCAGCTTCAACAGCTGTCTTTTCGAACTTGACTTCAACCTGTGGAATGTTACCAGTGATTTCAAACGCAGATAGGATCTGAGCGACGCCCTGATCTTGTGCTGCGAATGTCCAAGCACCAGCAGCACCAGAGAGTCTTCCAGAGGAAGCACCAGTGAAACGAGTGTCAAGGTATTGGTAACCTAATTCGCCGGTTGGTTGTGATGACCCGCCATTATAACCGTTGTAAGTATCTTGACCTGGAACACCCGGAGGTGTACCTGGACCTGTGGTACCTGCATTGTTATAAGCGGTGCCTACACCATCAATACCATTACCTAAGTACTGGGACTGATAACCATAACGGAGTGCGAATGCAAGTCCTACTGGACCTGACATAGGTTGAACGCCAACGATGTCGTTGGAGATAAGCTCAGGGAATGTACGGCGGATCATCGGGATGAGGATCTTTGGAAGGCGTGAGTCACCATTTGCATAGTTGTCTCCGCTATTGATGGTACCAGTGCCAGGATTATAAATCCCGCTGTTGCTTGAACCACCACCAAATACACCACCGTTACCGGCAGTGTTTGACTCATTACACCATTGTTCTTGGTTCTCAAGAAGAATAGCTGTATTAAGTCTGGTGTTTTCGTTTCCAATAGCCTTTACCGAATCTGATGAATAATCAAGAACAGGTGCCCACTTTTCGAGTAAAGCTTCTGCTCTGTTTTTATCTACAAATGATTGTGTCGGACGTATTTTCATATTTGCTTTTTCCTTTTTTCTAACTCAGGTCATTAAGACCTCATTGTTCAGGGTTAAAATCTGATATAATATTATTTATACTTCTGTAGCTCAGAAATGTAAGGATTTTCTACTTTTGTTTGTTTTTTTACTTGAGTAGATTCTCTAATTACTGGAACATCAGCTTTAACTTTTCTATTATCAAAAGCTTCTTCTTTTAGAATGTCAATTCTTTCTTTTTCTTTCTTATCAAATAGTCTAAGTGTATAATCGAAGTTTTCTTCAACAAACTTAGGTGACTTATCGCTAAGAACTCTCTTAAGATACTCTCTTTTCTTTTCAGAAAGACCAGATGTCTTACTTTCGAGTATTAGTGCAGACTTAGTCTTAAGGAAGTTTTCCCTTAGTAAGCTATTTTCCTTTGAAAGTTTATCAACTTGAGCTGCTAATTCATCAATTTGCTTCTTACCATCAGCAAGAGCAGGCTTGACTGATTCAGCCATAAGAGCTGAGTCAATAGCTAATACTCTACGTAAGTTACCAAGCACTTCAATAGCTGTTCTATTCTTAGTTGCTTCAGATATAGCCTGTGACGGTATAGCTTCATCAAGGAATTCTTCTAGATAATTTGAAATAGACTCAACAAGTGTATTCTTAAATTGCTTTGCTTCTTTGGTAATAACGTTATCGTAACGCTTTACAACTTTAACAAGCTTAGATGCATTACTTCTGTCGATAGCTTCAACAACTCTCTTAAGCTTACCAGTATGATCTTTATCAATTGCTTTCATTAGCTTCTCGAGCTTTTCCGCATAAAGATCATCTTGTGCTGCTAATGCAGACTCAACTGTAAGTTGAAGCTTCTTTTGAAAGGAAGCTTCGATAATGTTGAGAGATTCTTCTGAGAGAACCTGCTTTGCGTCATCTGTTAATAAGGTTTTAACTTTCATATTGTGAAGAGTGGTTCATTAAGCGAACGTTTAATTCTTGATTGAATTTTATCTGTAATAATGCCCTTTAAATATTTATTTGCCTGAGCGTATTTTTTTGAAGAAATTGCTGTAATAAAGTTAGCTATATCAGCTGCTTCATTCATTTTAGCTTTCTTGATTGCTTTATCTTTACTACCCATGTATTCGTCAGAGCCAGATTCGACTTTTCCGTCGCCATCATAATCTTTAGCTGCCTTTTTACTTTCACCTCTAACTTTGCGGTTAGTTTGTTTTTGTGTAATCTTCTTACTAGTAGGTGACTTAGAATTTGACATGCCCAGTCTCGGCTTTTTGTTAGATTTTGGTTTAGCCATATTAATATTTATATACTTTGTATAAATTTAAGGATTTGTTCACGTAAGAAATAATCTACATCTTTTTTAGGTAAGGTACGTAAAGATTTTTCAAATCCTTCATATATTTCTTCATACTTACCATTATCAGCAACAACCCACTGTTTTGATTCAAGAATACCATTTACAAAAGCTTTAGGAAAGGAAGGATCTGCTACACAGTCAACTGCAACTAACTTAAGATTTCGGACTGTATTATGATTTGAACCTTCTTCAAGTGTACCAAGAGCTCTGGACGACATACCAACCTTAACACCGTCATTAATAAGTGACTTAACAATTAATCCGCACGGTGTAGAAAGCACTTTTGACTTACCAAAAAACACATTATTATCTTCATATAACTCAGTAACAATGTGACATGCACGCTCTAGATCAACATCAGCAGTAGTAGGGTGATTTAATTCACCCATCGCTCTGCCAGGTATAACCATTTCCTCATTATACCTTTTGACTTCACGTCTCAGTTCATCTATAGGGTAAAGTCTTTTATTCTTGTTAACTCCTTCAGCCATCATATATGGGCCCTTAATGAACAAGGTAGATGGTGCATTTCTGTTGGACTCCTCAACTACATACTCAAATTGATCTTCAAGCGCTGGTTTCTCTACTAGTAAGTTAAGCTTTAATGCCATAATGTTATTTATTGTATATGTATCAAAATCTACTAATAGTAGATGTTAACCTATCTCTTTTTCAGTTAAAATTAAAAAACTCAAGCCTTTTTTCTTGCAAAACTCTCTAGCTGCTTGCCATTTAGCTTGATTAACTACGAACATAGATTGTTCATATATCAAATGTTCTTTTTTCTTATATTTTGTAGTAGGGGGTGATGTTTGCTTATGAGGCTTTATTTCAACTAAGTATTTTTTAATAGAATTACCTTCTTTTATGGCTACAAAATTATCTACAAAGTATTTATGAACTCTACCATCTATAGGAGATATATATGGCACAATTACATTCTCTGATCCCCACATAACAACATTAGAGTTATTATCACAGAATCTCATAAACTTTAATTCTAAACCTGATCTATAAAATGCTTTACTACCTATAAATTTTTCTTTATTAACAGGTATAAAAACACCTTGTCTGTATTTAGAGTTTTTACCACTAGAGCTCATACCTTATCCAAGACGTTATCATAAAACCAATCTTCAACTACTTCTAACGGAGTATAAGATTCACCAGCGCTAGGATTTGTAGGTACTAATCTTGCACAGTTAAAAAAAGGATGGTTCTCGAAGAATACTAATACAAATAATTCTGCATCTTCATATATACTATCTTCTGCCCACTGATAATTTTCACCTACATTCCATTTAAAAAATGCATTTTTAGGGCTTAATTCTTCTTCAGAATAATTGTCTGATACGACTTCATATCTATAAGCTAGATTATCCTGTTGTGGTTCTATCTTAATAACTGTGTATCTCATATGGTATATATTTTAGAAAAATCTTTACCTAATATCTCTTGTAAAAAGTATGTAATCATCTTAGCGTGACTTCTCATTCTAAAATTTTTATCACGTTTAATTAGATCAATATTAAACCATGGATGATCTTCACGTATAAAACCTTCAACCTTGTTTTTTGAGCTCTCTATAATTACTAGATTTTTGTCTATTGTTTTTGTGTCGTGTAGTATTTTACTGTAGAATAAATCTCCGTCACTAGCCATTTCAATACTAATCGCTGGTATTTTGATACCAGGTCTTCTACGTATTTCAAATCTATTATATCTCATATAGTTTATATGTAATTATTTCACCATTCAAAAAAGGATGTTTAGAGTTTGATTGTCTCTTTACTACATATTTACCTTCATGTTTTAATTTTGATAAGGTTGGCTGTGGCAGTTTAGTTTCCACTAAAAACTCTCTTTCGTTATTATATTTATGTGTACCTAGGTGTGAAGTAATAGTAAATGGTTTAGATCTCGGATCTACATAGCTTTTACCTTTTAATTCTTTTACAGATTTACCTTTATTCCACGGTCCTGTATATTCACTACCAAATATTTCTGTTGCTGATTTACCTTTACGAGGATCTATATAATCGAGGTTATTAAGACGTTCGGTCATTGTTTTTCCTTTTTGTCTTATACTTAATTCTCTATGAGCTTTAATTTCAGCTTCAGTAAAACCGTCCTCTGCTATCCGTTTAACTCTGTTTATACCTCTCATACGCTCCTTTTCGGTAAGATTACCTGATTTAATGCGTGCTCGAAAAGAGTTAATAGCTTTTTCACGAGCTTCTGCAGTATGCATTAGTTTAATGTTTTTTTGCTTGGCTAACTTTTCACAATCTGTTAAACCATGTTTTTTAATACGCTCTTTAAATGACTGTAATCGTTTCCTACGAACCTCAGGACGCTGTAATGGTTCAGCCGTTGTTTGAGCATCTTCAATTGTTAGATTGGCATACTCTTTCGACTGTACTATATTCCACTCATAAGATAATTGAATACCTTTACAAGATATATCATCTTTATTATCCGATTCTAGTATTATTTCTGTAGTTATGTCTTTACCATGTTTTGATAAATGTGATGTCCAGTACGATCCAGAACCATTATAAGTAAAGCA